CGCCGTCTCCCCAGTGGCACCGCCCGTCACGCCGCCCGCCCCAGTGGAGACATGGACCAAGGACCAGGTCCGCGAAAAGGCCGCGGCGCTGGGCATCGAGATCGGAAACAAGGGCACTACGCGACTCGCCAGGGAGTGCCGCGCGGCGGAGGCGAAGGCCGCGGCGGAGGCGAAGGCCGAGCGGGAAAAGGCGTTTCAGACTTCGCCCGATCCGGGGCTCAAGCCCAAGGGCAAGGGCAGAGGAGCCGCTTCGTAGCGGGATCGACGTGTGGCGTACGCGACGCAGACCGATGTTGAGAACGCGGCGGGCGGGGCCGCGAAGCTCATCGAGCTGGCGGACTGGGACGCCGACGGTTCGGTCGACGCGGCCGTGCTGACCGATGCCATCGCCGCAGCGGACGAGTGGATCAACAGCTACGCGCAGCGGCGCTACGATGTCCCCTTCGCGACCACCCCGGACATCGTCCGGCGCTTCGCGGCCCAAGAAGCCGTCTACCGACTCAGGCTCGGCCGCAACGCTCTGACCGATGCGGACCAGGTGCGCCACGAGGAACTCCGCGAGTGGCTGGATAATCTCGCTCGTGGCATCGTGAGCGTGGGCGTGGATCCGGAGCCGGCCGCATCGGACGCGCACGTGGCGCAGGAGTCGGATCGCGAGACCGATATCGATTCCGACGAGGGCAAAATCTCGCGCGAGTCGCTGAAAGGTTTTTGGTGACCCCCACCCCGTCACTTCGCCTCGATCTCGAGGACGTGCTGGACGGCTACGACGCGATGAGCCGCGCCGGGCGAGACCTCACGGCCGTCTGGCGCGAGGTGACGCCGCTGGTCCGGCGGGACCAGTCCGAGCACGCGCGCCTACAGGAGGGCACGGAGGGGCGCTGGCCAAAGCTGGCGGCGTCGACCGTGGCGCAGCGGCGCGCCGCGAAGGCGCGCGGTCGCAAGTCGCGTCCGGTGCGCAACGCGCTCGGCAAGCTGCCGCGCTCGGTCGTGGTTCGCTACAACCGCCAGGTTCTCAAGATCGAGAGCAAGGTGCCGTGGTCCGGCGTCCACCAGGACGGCGGCAGCGTGGGGCGCGGCGCGACCGTGCCGGCACGCGAGCACGTGTATTTTTCCGCGCAGGCACTCGATCGAATCGTGGAGCGTCTCGCGCAGCACATCGCGGAGGCGTTCTAGCGTGACCGCGATGCGGACACTCGTCGAGAACGCGGTCGTCACCGCGCTCACGCCTTTGCTCGATCCAAATCTCGGCGGCGCCGCCGGCGGCTACCTGCGTAAGGTGGCGGCCTACCAGGGGCCGCTGTCCAACGCGCGCCCGGAGGACCCGGAGGTCAAGCTGCTGATCGAGCGCGGGACGCCCTGTATCGGCGTGGCGACCGGCGACGGCGCGTACGACACCTTCTCGGGTGCCCAGCGCGAGAACGCCGACCTGGGGTTCTCGATCGAGTTGCTCGTGTTGTGCGGCAACCAACGCAACGACGTCTCGAAGGCGCGCGGCGACGGGATCAGCGACGACCCGGGAGCCTACGAGATCCTCGAAGACGTCCGCGCGCTGCTCTGGCTCGACCTGGGCGTCACCGGCGCCGGCATCGCACGGCCGCGCAGCGAGACCGCGCTGGTGCGCAGCGGCGAGCTCGCGATCTGGCTGGTCAGCTACGCGATCGACACCGACGCCCTGATGGCCGACCCGGCCGCCGGCGCGACCGTCATCACGGACCGCGACGTCAACGCCAACAACGCCGACGACGACGCGGCCGATCCGGTCGCCGTCATCCGCACCGCGGTGTAGGAGCCCCCCATGTCCAAACCCAGCACGTTCCTCGTGACCGCCAAACCCGGGCAGCCGTGCCCGATGGAAGGCTTCGCTCGCAAGGTCGATCGCGCGGCGACCACGCGGCGACTCGCCGAGATCGGGGTCGCGCGCAAGGACGCGCGCGCCTGCGATCTGGTGTTCCGCGACATGATCTACGAGATCGCAACCGAGGTCCCGAACACGCGCTACTACCGTCGCCGGCTGATCAAGGGCGACCTTTTGCAGGTGACGGAACAGGTCGCGAAGGTCCGGCCGCGCGCCGCCAAGAAAGAGGAGTAAGCCGTGGCGATCCAACACTCCCTCACCGCTTCGACGCGCCGGCCCATTCGGTCGGTCGAGTTCAACATCGCGTCCGCGCAGCGCGGCCTGGTCCCGCTCGACGGGAAGCTGCTGTGCGTCGGCACGCAGTCGACGGCGGCGACCGCCACGGCCGAAGAGGTCAACGAGGTGTTCTCCGAGGCGGACGCCGACACCAAGTACGGGGTGGGCTCGCCGCTCGCGCTGATGCTCCGGACCGCGTTTCGCGCGGCGCGCCTGTACGGCAAGGCGCCGCGGATTTACGGATGCGGCGTGGCCGCGCCATCGGGAACCGGAGACGTCGCGGACGAGCAAACGATCACGATCACCGGGCCGGCCACCGAGGCCAAGAACCTTCGGATCCGGATCGCGGGCCGCGAGATCGTGGTTGGCGTCGCGAACGCGGCCGTGCAGAACGACATCGCGGCAGACCTCGAAGCGGCGATCGACGAGAAGGTCGCCGAGCTTCCCGTCACGGCGGCGGTCTCGACGAACGTCGTCACCACGACGGCGGTCGCCAAGGGCGAAAACGGCGGCGACATTCTGATCGAAGTGCTCGACAAGCCGGCGGGCGTGTCGGTTGCAATCGCTACCGACACCGCCGGCGCCGGCGTTATCGATATCACGAACGCGCTCGACGCGACGGCCACGCAGAACTTCGACGTCGTCGCGATCGAGAACCACAAGTCGGCCGATATGACCGACCTGGCGACTCACCTCACGACGATGTGGGGGCCGACGGTCAAGCGGTTCCGCTGGGCGTTCGTCGGCGAGATCACCACACTGGCGACCGCGCAGGCACTCGCGACGGCGGCCGACGCGTACAATACCGTCGTCATCTCGCAGGAGGGCGGCGCGACGCTGCCCGGCGAGCTCGCCGCGGGGCTGGGCGCGATCGCGGCCGGCGAGGACGACCCGGCGCTGCCGTTCCACGGGCTCGAGCTTCTGTGGCCGGCGCTGCCGAAGGACCCGGCCGACGACCCGACGGACGCCGAGCTCGAGTCCGGGATCGCGGGTGGGCTCTGGATGCTGGAGGCCAACGCGACCCGGACGCGCGTGATGGCGAGCCGCGCCGTGACCACGAAGGTGACGCACGCGTCGGTGCCGTTCTACGCGCTGCTCGACCTGTCGATCTCTCGATCGATGGTGTACGCGGCTCGCCAGGTCGACATCTCGCAGGCGATCGCGATGTCGCATCCGTCGAACAAGAAGATCACCGACGAGAGCCGCGCCCGGTTGCGCACGGTCGCGTACAACACGCTCAAGTCGGTCGAGGAGTTGGACATCGTCCAGGATGTGGACGATCACGCCGGAGAGCTCACGGTCGAGGTCGACCCCGTGGTCAACACACGGCTCGTCACCTCGATCCCGACGTCCGTCGTCCCGCCGCTCGTGCAGGTCGCGAACGTCTTCAACCTGATCCAGGAATAGCTCCATGCCACGCAATCGCAGCAACGTCATCTACTTCGAGGTCAGCGGCGTTCCGCTCAACGACGTGCGCCAGATCAGCGTGGCGGACTCGCGCGAAGGCGCGGAGGAACAGCCGACGCTCACCCGCTCGTCGCGCGCCCTCGGCTACCGCAAGGGGCGGCGACGCACCGAGGGGACGCTCACGACGCTGGTGTCGGTACCGCGCGAGTTCGACTGGCACGGCGCGTACCGGGCCGGAGACGTTCTGCAGTGCGGCTACGAGGAGGAAGGCGGCACCCGCTGGTCGCTGCGGGACTTTTTGATCACCGGGATCACCAAGGGCAACGAGGTCGACGGCGAGACGACCGAGGAGATCTCGTGGCGAGCGCTCGACCACCAGCCGGAGCCGTAACGCGTGGCCGGCGACGTCGAACGCTACGCGCTGAATGAGGGTCGGGCGGGCGGGCTCCGCCACGTGCAGCCGGGCGTATTGCCGCCGCTGTCCGACGGCGACACCGAGGTCTCGTTCGTATTCGCGCTTGTCCCGGGCAACGTGCACCAGGAGGCCGAGGCGGCCGCCGTGCGCTGGCTGCGCGAACTGGAGATCCCCTACGAAATCGCGGCGCGCGGCGCGATGCGGGCGGAGATCGAGTGGCAGACGCTGTGGCGTGTGATGCGCGATCCGGCCAGCCCGACGATGCAGCGCGAGCGGCAACCGCCATGGCGCTGGAAGCCGCTCACCAAGGACGTCGCCCAGTTGCGCACGCTGCTGACCGATGACGAGCGCGCGAAGCTGATGAACGACTACCTCGACTTCGAGGAAGTCCACAACCCGCGACTCGACACGATGACGGCCGAGGCGGCGGCCGGCGTCGTCGAGCTGCTAAAAAAAAAGGATCTCGCTGGCCTGGTTTCCTTCGGTTCGTGTGTGCTGGCGAACTATCTGCTTTCTTTGGCCGACCCGCTCACGAGATCCTCGACGGCGAGCTCGAGTCCTGGTTCTTCCAGCGACTTGGAGCACAGCGCGCCTGGGGCCAACTCCACGGGCGGGACGACGACGACGCCGGCGGCGACGTAACGCCCGGCGGCTGGGAGTACGCCCTGGATGCCGCGCGGAAGTCGAAAAGCTGAAGCGGAGCTCGGCGCCCGAAGCCGAAAGCTCGACGGCGATCTGCGGAAGGCCGAGCGGTCCTGGCGGCGGTTCGGACAGCGCGCATCGCGCGACCTGAAACAGCGCTTCACCAACATCGCGCGCAGCATAGGGCGGTCGCTCACGATCGCGGGTGGCGCCGCGTTCGCGCTCGAGGGCCGCCAGGTGCTCAAGTTCGAGGACACGCTGAATCGACTGCAGATCCAGGCAGGGGCAACCGGCCCACAGATCGCGACGGTCAAGCGCGAGATCGATGAACTGTCGGCCTCGACGGGCATCTCGCGCAACGCGCTACTCGGTGGGGTCGAGGCGCTGGTCAACCTCAAGGGAGCGGCCGGGTTCTCGACTAAGCAGCTCGAGGTGCTAGCGCGCGCGCAACTCGCCACCGGCGCGTCGATGGAAGATCTCGCCGGCCTGGCGTTCGCGCTCGACAACTCGATGAAACTCAAGAGCCCGGAGGAGCTGGAAAAGGGGCTGAGCGCGATCATCCAGGCGGGCAAAGACGGCGCGGTCCCCCTCAATCAGATGAGTGTGCTCCTGCAGCAGATCTCGGCGGACTTCGCCAAGGTCAACGGCGTCGGCGTGCAGGGCGCCGCCGACCTGGCGGCCGCGATGCAGATTGCTCGTCGCGGGTTTGGGTCGGCCGAGCAGTCGGCGACCGGGCTGCAGTCGCTGATGACCGCGCTCGCGAAGAACGCGGACCGACTCCGCAAGTCCGGGGTGCAGGTGTTCGACACGGACCCGGCGACGGGCGTGAAGCGGTTCCGCGATCTCGAGGGGATCATCGTCGACATCCAGAACTCGACGCTGATCAAAGATCCGAGCAAGATGATCAAGGCGCTCGGTCGGGTCGAGGCGCAGAAGGCCTTCGACGCGTTGAGTAACAACCTCGACGCGTTCCGGCAGATGGCGGCCGCGGCGCGCGAGTCCGACGCGGTGCAGACCGACTCGGCGAAGCGCCGGCAGAGCGACGCGTTCAAGATCCAAAAAGCCTTCAACGACATCCGACTCGCGATCGCGAGCGCGTTCACGCCGGAGCGGATCGCGCTGTTCGTGAAGTCGATGGAGAAGATCGCCGGCTTCGTCGGCACGCTGGTTGACCGGCTGCCGACGCTGGTCACCGCGTGGGCGGCGCTCAAGGTGAGCCCATTTCTGGGCGGCATGCTCGACATCGCGCGCGCGGGCGGCGCCGCGAAGGTGCTCGATCCGGGTGCGTCTGTGGGCAAGCTGCAATTCAAGTCGCAGGGACTGCTCGCGCTCGCTGCGCTCTCCGGGATCGCGATCTCGGAGATTCTAGAAGCCGCCGGCGACAACGCGATCGCCGACGCCACGCAGCGGGCCGACTTCGCGACGTTTCGCGACCTCGCGGGGCGCGGCGACACCGGCGCGTTTGTGGCGAGCGATGCCGCGCGCGCCGGCATCGCGAAAAACGGGACGTTCAGTTTCGCCGCGGCACAGCGCCAGGCGCTCGGCGGCGGGGTACTGGGCGACGCCGCCACCCAGCGCGAGGGTCTGCTCGGTGACGTCGCGTTCGGGCTCGCCGGCGGCAACGAGCGCGGAGTCTCGGGACGCGCGCTGCAGATCCTCGCGTCGAGCATTATCGCGAGCAAGCAGCAAGAGCAGATCAAGATCGTGCTCGAGCTCGACGACGGTCTGCGCGAGCGCAAGGCCGAGCGACAAAGCGCGAGGACGCCGTGAGCGACGAATGGGGACGCGACCTGTTCGTCGCCAGCTACGGCGGCATCGAGCTCGACGTCGTCTCGTTTCGCGATTCGATGCCGCGGCGAACGGCGCAGTACGAGTACCAGCATCGCGACGGCGGCCACGTCGACGACCAGGGCGCCGGCATTCGGTCCACCTCGCTACAGCTCACATTCGAGGCCGGCCTGCGCCCGGACCACATCTCCAACCTGGCGGCGTTTGTCGAGCTATTGCACGACGGCGAGGCGCACGAGTTCGTGCACCCGATCTCGGGCGCCTACATCGCACGGCCCGAGGCGATCGACTGGAGCGCGGACGCCACGCTGCGCGACGTCATCCCGATGTCGGTAACCTTCCTCGAGCACGAGCCGGACCCGGCCGCGTTCGAGGTGGGGCAGGGCGCGCCGGCCCTCGCCGGGATCGGTGAAGTTTCGGCGGCCCGCGACGGTCTGAACGCCGAGCTTGCCGCGCAGGGGCTTAGCTCGGACGCTGGCGCTGACGCGGTCGCGGCCGTCGAGGGGTGGGAGTCCGGGGACATCGCCCGCACGCAGCGCGAGATCAACCTCGAGCTCAACGCCGTCGCGAACCTAATCGATAGCGAGATCGACCGGCTCGAGCTGGCGACCGACATCGACCGCCAGCCGGCCCTGCAGGGGATGCTGCGCTTGCGCGAGGCTTCCAGGCGCGCCGCCGACAAGGTGATCGCGTCCGGGCCGAAGCTCATCCGCTACGAGGTGAGGGCCACGATGCCGCTTCTGGCTGTCGTGCAGGAGCTGTACGGCGGGCGCGGGGCGGAGACGCGCTTTCGCCAGTTGCTCGACCTCAACGACATCGGCGACCCGTCGCGCATCGCGCGCGGTACCGTCTTGACCGCGCAATCGCCGGATAGCCGTCTAGCGCTCGGGGCCCGGTGAGCGACGACCGCGAGCGGATCCGTGTCGTCACTGAAGACGGCGTGTCGCTGATCAACTGGATCGACTACGACGTCGAGATCGATCTACTGACGCCCGGCGACACGTTCCGTTGCTCAATCGCGCCGCCCCGCCGGGACGTGTGGGACGCTGTCAAGCCGGACACGATCGTCACCGTCTACCTCGGCGAGTCCCCGCTGCTCACCGGGATCATCGACGAGCGCAACGCCTCGAGCGGCACGCCGATCGAAATCGCCGGCGGCGACAAGGCGACGCGGCTCGTTCTCGAGGCGGCCGAGTTGGCGACCTTCGACGAGGGCACCATCCTGGACGCGATCGCGACGGTCGCGCGCCCCTGGTACACCGACGTCATCACCAGCAACGCGAAAAACCGCGCGCTGATCCTCGGCCGCCGCGCGACCAAGGCGGCGATCGCAGGAGGCGAGCCGATCGCGGGAGGCGGCGTCGGGTTGTCGATCGCTCAGTCGTTTTTGCCGCCAGGCACGGCGGTTACCGTCATTCCGGGCAAGTCCGGTCGCCGCCAGGGGCCGAAGAAGGTGGAGCCGGGCGAGCGCAAGTGGGAAGTGATTCAGCACTTCCTCGAGCTCGACCGGCTGCTCGCGTGGGGGGCTGCCGACGGGTCCGCGTTGATCGTCGCGAAGCCGAATTACAACCAAGCGCCGCAGTTTCGGCTGGTCGCACCGTCGCCCGGGTCCGAGCGCAAGGGCGACGCCGGCGTGATCGACTGGCAGTACGGCGAGAACCTGCGCGACCTGTACTCCGAGGTGAACGTCGTCGGGTCGAGTCCGGGCAACGCCGCTCGCTACGGGCGGTCGGTGACCGCGCACGCCGCGCAGGTGCTCGACGGCGACGGGCCGCGCGGGATCGGAAACCGCTTCCGGCGGCAGAAGGTAGATATCGTCCCGGACCACGAGATCAAAAACCGCGAGCAGGCGCACGACAAGGCGGTGCGCCGGAAGGTGCAACAGAACGCCAACCACAAGACCGTCAACGTGACGGTCCGCGGGCATCGGCAGCCGCGGTTTCGGAACGCCGAGCCGGCGCTCTACGCGCCCGACACGATGTGTGAGATCATTCTCGAGCCGATCGGGATCGAGGGCGAGTACCTGATCACCCGCTGCGCGTACTCGGGCTCGAAGGGGAGCCGGCGTACTGAGATGACTCTCGTCCCGAAGGGAACGGATCTCAGCGCATGACCTGGTCGACTCGCGCCGCGAAGCTCGAGCGGTTGCTGGGCCGCCTGGGCGGCATGATCCGCCGGATGCGCTACCTGTCGAGCTCGTCCGGCTTCTGGCAGGTCGAGGGCGTGTCGGCTGAGGAGGGCAGCCCCGAGACCGAGCCGCCGCTCGAGGTGTTTCACGGCGTCGGGTTCGTGACGCGCCCAAAGAACGGATCGGATGCCGAGGTGATCGTCGCCAAGATTGGCGGGGCGTCCGGTCACAAGGTCGTGATCGCGAGCCGCGATCGCGAGCAGGAGTTCACGCTCGACGACGACGACGAGTGTGCGGTGTTCAACTCGACGGCGGTCGTGTACTTCAAAAAGGACGGCACGATCGAGGCGCGCAGCCGAGCTGGCGCGGCTGTCGCGCTCGCGCTGAAGTCGGACGTGGACGCGATCAAGCAAGTACTGACAACCTGGACACCAATCCCGAACGATGGAGGCGCCGCGCTCAAGACGAAGGCGCAGGCGGACCTGGCCTCGATCCCGGTGGGGACGACAACGCTCAAGGCGGAGTAAGCCATGGGAACGGACTTTCAGATCGACCCGCGCACTCGGGACTTGGTCCCGGACGGCACCGGCGGCTACGAGCGAACGACCGGAGCCGAGACGGCGCTCTACTATCAGATCCAGCAGGCACTCGGATGGGTACTGGGTCCCGATGAAGGTTCGCGGTTCGGCGATCTCAACCGCGCCAAGTCGATCGAGGGCCGCACGGTTCGCGAGTTGCAGGGCCTGATCGTCGAGGCGCTGGCGCCACTCGTCGCCGCCGGCATGATCGGCGCGCCGGACTTCCACGGCGAGCGCGAGCTCGCGCTCGTGATTGGCTCCACGACCGTGGTCGACTTGAGCCGCGGGGAAGCGATCTCGCTGGCCGACGTCCTCGACACCCCGCCCCCGTAAGCCGCCGGGACCGGGCTGCAGGCGCGTTACTTGCCGAATCCGGTGAGGGTGCTCTCTTGGTGGAGATCGTGTCGCTCGTAGTGCCAGATCTCGCGGAGCTGACCGCGCGCGTCGTGGACGACTGGCGCGCCCGCGCATCGGACGACGACCTGTCCCGCCACAAGGGCAACTACAAGCTGGCCTCCATGCGGGCGGCGGCCGCGTGGCAGATCATGCACGCGGTCAAGACGGCGGAGTCCGGCCTGATGGCCGACACGGCCGCGGGCGACGACCTGGATCGACTAGGTGCCACCTACGGCGTAACGCGCAAGGGCGCCACGCCGGCGCGCAAAGCCAACGCGCTCCGCGTGACTGGCACCGCAGCCAGCACGGTAGCGATCGGCGATCAACTGACTAGCGCGGGCGGGCTCACCTTCCAGGTCAACGAAAACGCCACCATCCCGGCGGCTGGTTTCGTCGACGTGGATGTCATCGGGGTGAGCGTCGGTTCCGCGACCCGGCTGCAGACCGGCGAGGTGCTGACCTTCACGGCCGCGCCGGCTGGGATCAACGACGAGGCGGAGCTGCAGCTCGACCTCGACGAGGACGGCGAGGATCAGGAGAGCCAGGGCGCGTACCGGACCCGCATCCTCGATCAGATCCAGCAGCCCGGGATGGGCGGCAACGCGAACGACTATCGGCGGTGGGCGCTCGAGGTGGACGGCATCGCGAGCGCGTACCCGTACCCGATCCGCCGCGGCCTCGGGACGGTGGACGTCGCGGCGCTGCACGTCGGGCGCGGCTCGGTCCGGCTGCTCACCACGCAGGAGCGTGACGACCTAAAGGCATATATCGACGACGTGCGGCCGGTCGCGATGCTGGCGTTTCGGGTCATCGAGGTGACGGCGCTGGCGACGAACGTCGAGGTGACGGTCGACGGGCTGCCGGGCTACGGGTGGGACTGGGACGACACGGGCGGATCGCTCGAGGTCGCCTCGTGGGAGCCTGGCGGTGCCGAGCGGACGCTGCGACTCACCGCCGACAGGCCGGCCGACATCAAGGTCGGTAGCCGGATCATCATCAAGGATGCCGCCGGCGTCGGGACGGGCGAGCAGTTCGCGGTCGAGGACCTGCCGGCGACATTGACCGATCTGGTGCTCGCCAAGGCACCCGCGACCTCGCCGGTCTCGCCCGACGAGGTGCACGCCGGCGGCGACCTGGTCGATCCGGTGCGGGACGGCATTCTGGCGTTCATGGACGGACTCGGCCCGGCGATCGGTAGTGCGGGGCTGGGCGACTGGATCGACGAGCTCGAGCCAGAACACCTGCTCGCGATTGCGCTGCAGACGACCGGCGTTCGGACCGGCGTCACGGTGGCGCCGTCCGCGACGGTCACGCCTGACGATCCGGCGTGGCCGCTCGACACGACGGTCGAGCTCATCACGCCGCAGCGCGTGATCGTGCGGAGGAAGGTCTAGGTGGCGGCCACGATCGTGAGCGCCGCGGAAGCGCCGTGGGATGGCCCGGGTTCGTCTCCGGCGCGCTGTCGGTTCGCCAAGCCGGCCGGCCTTGCCGACAACGACGTCATCGTGGCCGTACTGGTCTGCCAGGACGCAAACCGCACGTTCGACAACGTGCCGGCGGCCGGTTGGGTCGAGGTGATCAACACGCTGACCGGACTTGGCCGCACGGGCATGTGGTATCTGCCGGTTACCGACGAGTCCGGCGAGCCGCTCGAATACACGTTCGATCTCGACGACGCACCGGCGGCCGGCAACGAGTATTACGGCCACTCGGCGCTCGTGCGCGGCGCGGATCTCGACGCCCCGCTCGGCTCGGTGCGCTGGCAGGACAACGCGGCCGACACCTCGCAGCCGTCGCCCGACATCGCGCCCGATATCATCGACGGACTGCTAGCCTGTCACTTCTGGGCGGCCGGCGTCCCGGCGTTCGCACCGCCGTCCGGCATGACGGAGGTCGACGAGGACACACAGGATCTGGCGGTCGGCGGCACCGGGCTCGGAGTCTGCCTCGACACCCTCGTGCTCGAGGCCGAGGGCCAGGTTGGCGCGAAGACGGTGTCGCAGACCGGCGACGGCCAGGTCGCCGGTCTCGCGATCGCGTACGTGGTGCGTCCGTCCAGCCCGGTCGACATCCCGGTGCGGGTGCGCGACGTCGCGCGCACGGATGGCGCGTCCGCCTCGCTCGACCTGGTCGCCACCATGCCGACCTCGAAGCCGGGTGATCTGCTGTACGCCGCGCTGATGCTGGGCGGCGGCATCGCGTCGAATCACGTCGTGACGGCCCCGGCCGGCTGGGATTTGCTGGCCGCGCTCACCGGCACCGAGTTCGGCGAGGCGCCGGGCAAAATCAGTATCGCGATCTACACCAGGATCGCCGGTGTCGATGAGCCGGCCTCCTATACGTGGGGACTGTTCGTGTCGGAGACGACCGCGGCAGTCGTGGTCGCGTTCGACGGCGCCGCCGGTGTCGATGTCGAGGGCGGCACGCAGACGATCATCGAGGGCACGACCGATCACGCGGTCCCGGTAAGGACGCCGACGACGCGCCACACGCTGCTGTGCTGTGCGTTCGCGACCGAGTCGACGGGCGCCCACACGCTCGACAGCATGCTCGAGCCACTGTCGGCGGCGGCCGGGACCGATTACTACTTCACGGTCGCGACCGTGCCGCGCGCCGACCTGTCCCAGACGGACGCCTACCAGGTAACGACTGCTGGCGCGCTCGTATCAGCGCGCCACGTCGCCGCGCTCGCCGCCCGTCTGCCGGTGCCGCTGCGCGAGGAGGTCTACGCCTGATGCCCGGTCTCGACGGCAACGTCGTCGTATTGCTCGCGCTCAACGAGCCGGCGGACAACGTGTTCCCGACCGATCGTGCGGACAGCCTCGACGACATGGGCGGCGACGCAGCCTCGACGCCGGCGCTCACGGTGCCCGCGGTCGTCGAGCTCGACGGCGGCGCCCGCGGTCGCGAATTCGGCACCGACGAAGGGCTCGTTAGCACGGGGGACGACGGCGACCGCCTGATCCGCGACGCCACGATCGAGGTGCGGGCCCGGCTCGACTCCCCCGCGGTGAACGGGACCTACACGCTGTGTGCGCGCGGGCTCTCGGGGTCGTCGGCGGAGCGCCGGCTGTATGGCCTGCACGTGGTCGTGACGGGCGCGCCCGGGGCGCCGCTCTACACGCTGCAAATGTTTTGGGAAGAGTCGGGCGGCGCCGTCGCGACCGTGCCCGGAAAGCAGTTCGAATTGCCGGGCGGCCTGGTCTACTTCTCGGCGGCGCGCCGGTGGGTGTCGCCGACCGAGGTCGAGATCTCGTACGCGGTCAACGGCGAGGACATCGGTACCGTGACGTCGAGCGACGGCGTCATCGCGGGCGGCGTGGCGGGCTCGTTCACGGTCGGGTGTCGCGGCGACGGCGCAGGCAACTACGAAAATTTTTGGGACGGCCCGATCGATTACGTGCGGATCTCGGACATTCCGCGCTCGGTCGAGGAGCGACGCCAGGTCGCCCTGCTGGACATGATCTACAAGGCGCGCGCCTACGAGATCGTGCGCGCCCTGCAGCCGCCCAGCATCGACGGGCGGGGCGTGTGGTCGCAAGACCCGAGCTCGCGGATCCAACGCTGGCTCCAGAACGAAGGCGCCGCGCTGGCGGAGGCGCTGTCCAAGCTGGCCGAGCTGCGCGAGGACTTCTATCCGGGCCGCGCCTGGTCGAAGCTAGCCGACTGGGAGCGCGTGACGAAGCTGTTCCCCAAGCCGGGCGATTCGATCGCGACGCGACGCAACCGAGTGCTGGCACACCTGCAGACCCAGCACGGCTTCAGCGTCGCGGCTGTCAAGCTCGCGCTCGAGGGCCCGTTCGCGCTGGCCTCCGATGACATCGAGATCCTCGAGTACGAGAACCTCGTCGAGGACGACTTCGCGGCGGCCGGCATCTCGGACATCTGGATCGACAGCCCGGGCAACGGCACGACCGCGGTCGTTGCCGGCGAGCTGCAGCTCGACCTTGGCTCCGGCGACGATGGTCGGTTCGAGTCGATGGGGATGCCGCACCTGTCGCAAAAATTCCAGGGCGCATGGCCTCACGGCGATCCGTTCTTCGGCGTGGACGTCACACTCAAGATCGCGGGCGTCACGGTGCCGCTGTCGACGCTCGTCGGGATCATCGTGTACGACACGCGTCACGCGGACTCGTCCACCGAGGCGTACCAGCACCAGGCGATCGCGCTCGGCATCTACAACGACGGCGGGACCAACAAGATCGTCTGGATGGTGTACGACGACGAGGCGTGGGGCGCGGTGCAGGTCCTCGAGACGCCCGCGCCATCTCTGCCGGTCTGGCTCCGACTCCGCAACGACGGGGGCGGGGACTGGGCGGCGTTCTGGAGCGTCAACGGCCCGGACGACGTCTCGAACGAGACCGCGATCGCGACGGGTATCACCGACTTCACCGAGGCCGGGCCGGCGATCGTCGCCCGGGTCGAGGCGGTCGCCGGCGCCGCGCAGCTCGTCGCCGACGACTGGCGCGCGTGGATGCCGCGCGGCACCGCGCCGTTTTCCTGGTACGCGTATCGCGATCCGGCGCTGCCCGGCACGCCAGACATGCCCGGGGCCGACAGCGTCGTGCAGCGGCTCAAGCCCGCCCACACCGACGCCCACGCCTGCAGCGCGACCGCCGCGCTCTGTGACGACGACGACTCGCGGTGCGATCAGACACCGCTCGGAGCCTGACCGATGGCGCTACCCGTATCGAGGAACCGCACGTATGGACCGGGGTCGACGATCGCCTCGGCGGATCTCAACGACCTGATGGACCAGGTGATCGACGGCAAGCACGGCGCGCTGTCGCTCATGATCCATCCGGCGACCGGCATCAACACCGACGGCAACGTCGTCCAGCAGCCCAACTACTGGGAGCACGGCGGAGGTGCCCCTCCACCGGGTGAGATCGAATGTCCGATTGAACTGCCGGTCGGCACGCGCGTCGACGGCATCATCATTTACTGCGAGCAGGCGACCGACGACCAGGTCGAGGCAGAACCGTTCAAGACGGACGCCGACGCCGACTCGACGCTGGA